TAGCGGACGAAGTTGGCGAAGGCTTGCGCGGGGCGGTTGCTGTTGCTGAATACTTGCATCTGCTCCCCGGTGTTGAGGTAGTTGATGCGCCCCGGTTCCAAAGCGGTTAGTTTGATGTCGTTGCCGAATTGGTCGCGCTCGCCGCGCAGGACGGAGGCCATTTCTTCATCGGCCCCGTATTCCGTGGTGATGATTCCCGCCTGCGCGCTGGCCCATCTCGCCGCCAATTTCTCGTAGTCGATAAGGTCGGCAACGTCTTGCGCGTCATTAAGGATCGGAGCGAGGACCGAGCGGCCCCGATATTCGTCGGTGCGGGTAAAGTTGGAAACGTGACAGAAGTTCTCCGCGTCGATTTCCTCAAATTGCAGATAGCGCCCGGAGCGGTCGCGGGTATATACGCGATATTTGACCGGACGCCCGCGCGGGTCGATCAGCACGCCGCCGATGTAGGCCGTGTCGTTGAGGTCGAGGTCGATGTCTCTGCCGATGCGGTCGGCGGTTACGGTCTGAAGTTTGAGGTCATCGCCATCGCGCACGATGATGACCCCGCAATCTCCGTCCACCATGACCGAGCGAAAGACCAGTTGCGTAAGGCAAAGGAGCGAGTGCCGTCCGGTGATGTCGCAATCGGTGAACCAGCGATTCAGATACGCCTCAACGTCTTGGTCGAGGGCTGAGTCCCCGGTGCGTGCTTGGTAGGCCAAGCTGCCCGCCACATGAACGACGAAATGCGTCAAGATTGCTCTGACGGTCGAGAAGTTATCGTCCAAGTCGCGCGCCCGATTCATTAACCGGATGCGCTCGGTGGTCCCCCCGATTTCCTCGGCGGGCATATTGTGGCGCGGCTGCGGGCGGGCGCGTGTGACTTTGGCTGCGTCGAATCGTCCGAAGACAGTCAGCTTTTGTCGTGCAACCTCCCGGCGCAGGGCCGTGCGGGGGCTAAATAGGGCAATAGTCTGGTCGATCAGATTCATGAGCGGACGCCAGAGAAGTCAGCGTAAAGNGTGCGGCGGCGAGTGCCAGAGGCGCGGGTCAACGCGGCTTGAATGTCGCCAAGCGTGTTCCGCATCTCAGTCAGATTGGCGCGGGACAGGCTGCGACCGCCGATGGAATAGCTGACGCCGTTAGTGGCAACGGCCTTGATCGCGGCAACATACTCGTCGCGCAACTCCTCAAGAGTCGCAACGGGTAAGCCGTAAAAGTCGGAACGCGCCATGCTTTTGTAAGTCTGTCAAAGGAAGGGGCCACAGCTTGCGCCGTGACCCCCATGCGTTATTCCTACCCCGCAGACGAGCCGCGTCTCAGAATCGCAGACCGCCGCGCCTATCTTGCGAAAAGCCGCGAGGGCTTTTATCAGCGCAGCGGAACCTTTAGTTTTGACCACAACGCACTCACGTTGATCGAGCCAGCGTCCCCGACTTAGAAGATCGGCGCTCTGCATCGCGTGAGGGTTCGCCCGTTGCAGTCAAAGTTCCAAAAGACTCATAGGCGCTTGACCAAGTAGTAGGAGGATATGGGTCTCCTGTGGTCGGGCCTATTGGATGCGATATTTCAAACTTCGTGGAGTTAATCGCGCTCCAGCTTGGGGCGCAGTTGCAAGCTGGATACCAAGGCGCATGAATCCTTCCGCAGCGCGGACACTCCCAGCCGTAGTCGCGTTTTGGCTTTGGTTCTTCGATTGCGTCTTTCTTGTTGTCCATCGCTACATCCCAAGCAATCGCATGATCACCTTGCAAGTCGCCTCGACGCTCCAAACAAATCCCAAGGCAGCAAAGCAAAAGAGCAGCACCGGGATGGTCATTGATCCGCGCGGTTGGTCGTTCATTTGATAGATTCCTTTGCGTAGTCTCTGATGGCCTTAATCATTTCGACAGATGGCAAGTCGTTTTCGCTGTTCAGCCATGCCTCGGCGTCTTCAGCGATATTACTCAAGCGACCGCACAATTCGCACATTTGAGCCAATGCCTCGTTGCGCTCTTTTTCTGCTAACTGCGCGCGGATGGTTAGGTCTTTGATTTCTCGCTCTGCCTCATAAATGTCGCGTTCCAGCTTGCGGGCAAAATTAGCTGTTACGAGTTGTTGCTCTACGACAGCCTCGCCGCCCTTTATCCCAAAGCGAACAACGGCTTCTATGCTTTCAAGAACTGCTTTGTCGGTCAGTGGTGTGTCGCTCATTGGAAAAGCCAGCTTTTCAGTTTTTCAGACGTAAGAATGACGCCGAGCATCATGCCGAACCAGAAGCACGACCATTGCTCAATGCTCACAAGCCAAACTCCGTCTTGAGTTGCATTGCCAGTTTTGCCAAGCGGTCGAACTCGTAGAGAAAATCTCGCGCTGCATCGCGGCTCCATTCGCTTGGATGATGGTATTGCGACTTGAAGGACAGCGTGAAGGGCGGCTTGTCCTTCTCGCTTTCGCCTCCGTCCTGCTTCGGCTCCGGTTCGGGCAGGATGCCAGCGGCGCGATAGGCGTCCGTGATGGTCTTGATGTCATGAGCGTCCATCAAATCCGAACCGTTGTTCGTTTTTGCCAGCTTCATCCATTTTTGAGCGGTGCGCTCAGTAATTTCCATGCGCTCGGCCTGCGTTTGCAGCCAAGGTATAAACTCCCCGTGCGGAATAATATCTTTAGCGCGATTCATAATAGCGCCCGACTTTAGCGCGTAGCGAATCGCCATCTGGCCGTAGCCGACCGCCGAAGCGGCCATCTTGTTTGCCTCTGCGGCGGAGAGCTTTAGTTGCTCGGCGCAGGCATCGGCGGTTTCAAGTTGCTGGACATCGAGTTCCAGAATTTGTTGAACAATGAGTTCGTCGGTGTTTTGCATAATTTGTCTTTTCGTATTTGGTGAATCCGCAAAGCCCTTTCGCGGTATGACTCGCGGGCGGTGTCACTCTTCATGTGCCGCGCGGTGGGAAGTTGCAGATCGTCCTTGATCGAAACGATGACCTTGGAGACGGCAGCACGGGTCACACCGTATTTTTTGGCAATCTCGGTCTGGCTTTCCGGTTTGCGGTTGATGACGGCCAAGTAACATTCCGCCTTCATCGCGGTCTGCCGTGTCTGCGAGTTGGTCAACGCTTGCAGCAGGCGGATCGCCGCCTCATCCCCGAAGGTGCGGCTGGAATGACCGCCGCCCTCTTGCGATTCGTAGTCCTTCCAGAAAGCGCGAAAGACCTCCAGCGACCACCAATTTAGCAACGCGACTTGCGCGGCAAGCGAAGGCGGTGGCGGGACGCGAAGCCGTGCGTCGAGGAAAACATCCTCGGCGGTATCGTGTGGTAGTTCGGGGCCGCAGGATGCTTCGTTGTAGTCAGCGGGGTCAGCGTGTTTGGAGTCGTGGGTTATCACGACTCCGGGCGGCACGTAGGCTCATGACGCGGAGATTACCACAAGTCAAGAATCCGTCAAATGGCGACCCATTCCGGTGCGCGCCACGCAAAGCCCAACGCGGCCAAGTCGGGGTGCGTCTGCTTGATGTATTCCAGCGGCAGCGGGATCGACGTTGGTTGGCCGTGAATCATCGGCACCGCCTCGCCCGTGCTGGCGTCGATGCTGATGTAGCTGCGGGGCAACTCGCGCATGAGGGCATAGACCCGCCGTTGATCTGCCTCCGGTGCGTTGCCCGAAAGGCCCATCCATGCGGCTTGAATTTCGTTAAGGCGGGCGATGGTCATGAGAATACGATTGCGATAACCGCAAGGCGTTGAAACACATTCATGTGCGTTTTTTCTTTGCTGCGTGTTTGCTCGCGAGCAATCGCGTTAGCTATTACCCTTGCGCTGGAGCGCCCGGAGGCGGCGAACCTCGCCGCTTTTTTTCCCCGCTGCGGAGTAATGAGCCTTGCTGCGAGCCTTGGCCTTGCCTGTGCCTGCCGCCCCGCCCTTGCGGCCAAGAGCGGCGGCGGCTTTGCTGATGTCGGTGGATTTGCTCATACTGCGTAGGGGCTGGCGGTTACGATATACTCGTCTCGGTCGAACTCGGCAAACACAAGGTTCGTCGGCTCCATGCGGTCGGCAAGGGCAACGGCCTCGGCTTCCGCCTTGGTGGCCTTGACCGCGCGGGTCGGGAAGATGCCGCGCATCCGCTCGACCTTGCGTGTGCCGCGCTCGCGCTCAAGCTCGGCCTGCCATAGCTCCCACGCATCTTCCAGCTTGCCGCGCAGGATGCGGGTCGGCGTGTCCTCGTCTGCCATGATGTCGCGGCAGACTTGCTGCCATTCCTTGTCGGAGCAGGCGAAGGGGAACTCGTAGTCGCAGCGCGGCGACCATGTGATGCGAACCCCGGTGCGATCTTCAAAATACCGGACGAAATCTTCGTCCTGCAAATCAAAGGTAAACTCGCGCACGGCGAGCAGGGCTTCGTGGTCTTGGCAGATGGCATTCGGCCCGCTACGGCGAAAGCCTGTTTGTTCGGTGAAGGTCATGCCGCCTCCTCGTCTAAGCCGATAGGCAACTCAAGTTGCGGATCGGCGGCTTTGATGCGAGCCAGTTGCACGGTGTGAACGTGGCTGATGAGGACTTCCGTGAGCTTCAGCGCGGCGGCAAGATCGTAGTCGTTGCTGGCGTTGAAGGTGGCGGCGGTTTGATGGATGGCGTAGATGTTCATTGCAGTAAGGCGGCGGGGAGGATCGGACTCCCCGCCTGTGCTTGCTTAGTTGAGGAATCCCGCCGCGAGGTTCCAGAGGTCGCGGTTGATTTCGACATCCTTGGCCGCGCTTGTAATCCTGCGAATACTGCCGCGCCGTCCTTTGATGATGTTTTCCTGCACACGATTGTAAGCGTGCCACAGGTTGTCTTGCCCGTCTTCGTATCTGCGGCCACGGCCCAGATAGTAAGCGGCTTGCGCGGCTTTCTGCTCGTCATCCCAGCGAAGCAGGGCGGCTTGCTTATTGAAGCGATCCGTCTCTGCCGGGGTCATCGCGTGGGCCTTCATTGCGCTTACACGCTCTTCAAGCTGCGGCAGCATTTGCGTAAGGCTAACCGCCGCCGCGTTCACGCTCTCGACGTTAATGTCGCGGTGAATGAAGCGATGGCAGAAGACGGACTCGCCAATGACGAGGCCGTTTGTGCAAACGAGGCGGAACATACCGAGCATCAGCTTGAGGCTCGTGCTGGCATCGTGCGAATTGACCAGCACGATTTCGGGCCGAAACTCATTTAGCTGCATCGGCATCATGTCGCGGTGCTGCAAGCGAACGATGTGCTTTTGAAAGCCTTGACGTTCCTGCTTGTTCACGCGAGCGACCTGCACGGCGCGCGGGGTGAATCCTTCGGTTGCAAGGTTATTCAGCAACGTCTGGGTCGAGATGAACCCATAGCGATTGCTGACCGTTGTTGCACCGTGTTCGGCGGTGACGGGATCGAGGTTAAGCGATCCGATGGTTTCGAGTGTGCTTATCATTGTTCTGTGTTCTTTCTTTTTATTTCAGCGGTTGCCGCCGCTGATCGTGGTTCGCCGTCTGGCGTCCCATGCCGCCCTGCGCGTGGCAGGGCGGGAGGGAAGTCATCCTTGAAATCCCCCTTCTATCTTGAGCGGTTCCGCTTTCTTAATACCGAGGCAGTAGTCGCCAAACGGCGTGCGCTGCGTTGTGACTTCGACAAGCGAATCGTCGGAAAGTCCTGCGGTCGCCTTCTGCATCCAATCAACCCAAATGACTTGGCGGGATTTAACGGATGCGAGGGTTTCGGTGTTGGTCGTTGTCATTGTTCGTCCTCCGGTTAGCAAACAACGAGTTCAAGCGTGCAAGGATCGAAGCTGCGATAAAGCGATTCGACCTCAGCCTTGTTGAGCAATTTTGCGGCATCTTCTTTGAAGAAAAATCCGACTTGTTCGCGGTAAAGACTTGCCGGGTTGGTGAAGTCTGCCGTGCTACCCCAAAACGCATTACTGATCTTGCTGCGCACTTTGTATTGAAGCACGGCGGTGGAGTTCCCCGCGCCCGTCTTTGTGTTCTGTGTTCTCATAACAAGGACAAGTTAAGACAACCGCTTGCCTTTGTAAAGAAAAAGATTCACCTTTTTTTATCTTTTTTTTCACCCCCCTAAACCCCTGCAAATGACCGCTTTACGGGATCGCCTTCTCTTTGGGGCGCTCGGCGGCAGGAGTTAAGACCTTGGCGAGCAGGGCGGCTACGACCTGCATTTTCTCGCAGTCCCTCAAGTGGTTTGGCCTGCCTTTCACCACGACCCATTGCGCTTTGACCGCGCCCGTAATCGCGTTGCGCGTGCGCTTCTTCACGGTGCTTGCCATGTGTTCATGCCAATCAAGCGGGAAGTCCTTCGGAAACTCCCATCGCACCGGATCGGCACGGCGTAGTGCGTCGAGGATGTCTTCACACGTTGGCGCGGAAAACTTGATGAGCGGACACGTTCGACGCGCGAGCGTCCCGGCGTCCCATCTTCCGCCGCCCGCAGGATCGCCGCGCTCCGGGCGAGCGTAAGCGCGTTGCACTTTGCGCCCGTTGTCGTTCCACGTGAAACTCTCGTTGTCGCTGCCGCGCAGCGCGACATAGCCGAAGCGGCAGCAGGCGAAATAAACTTCGCGCGAGGCGAAGGCGGAATCGACGAAGACGCACGGCGGGCGGATTTCGTTTTCTTCGCGGATGCGCTCAAGGTCATCCCAAGTTTCGACGCGCCCCGCCCATCGACCGCGCGAGCGTCCGTCCTTGCTCCAATCGCGGATGACGGCCCAGAAGTGACGGCCCCCGGCATCTTGCACGTCCACGGTCATCGCGGAAAACTCTGCCTCCTCCCAGCGGTCGCCGCTCATGTAATCACTCGCGCTCGCCTTGACCTCCTCGGCCTTGTCTGCGTCATCGACCCATGGCTCGGCTAACGCACCATTGATAAAGTCCTGCAAGCCCAAGAGGGAGGCTTTCTGGCGCAGGAACACCACGGCAAGCTCGCCAAAGCCGCACGACCTCCACGGGGCATAGAGCGAATTGAGGTGATAGCTGCGGCGACCCTGCGAGGCATTCGGGTTGCTCGCCCTCCACTCCCCGGCGCGGAGCATTCGCGTTTTGTGTCCGTCCGTAATCTTGCCTTGGCACTTCTCGCACTCGTAGTAAGCCGAGGCGCGCACGGCATCCTCGTTCCATGCGCCGTCTTCCGCGCGGGCCTTGGTATCCCACTTGACTTGCTGCCAGACCAGACGCTGCATCGCTCCGCAATGCGGGCAGGGCAGGAAAAAGAAACGCTGGTCGCCTTGCTGGAAGGCTTGCCAGATTTCCCCCTCCGGGGTGGTCGGCGTCGAGGATTTGACCCGCAGGGCGTTGGTGTAGGCTTTCGTGCGGTTCTCGGCCAAGGAGACGGCCCCGGCTTCGCGGTCGCTCGGCGTGGCAAACTTGTCTGTCTCGTCCATGACCAGCAAGCCCGCAGGGCGGGAGGCAAGGTTCGCGGGAGAGTTAGAACCGATAAAAGTCAAGGTGCAGTCGCGGAATTGCTGCTCCAGCGTTTTGAAGCGATGCACGTTGCTCGGCTTGAGCGCGCGGAGCTTGTCGCAGTCATCGACCATCGGTTGCCAGCGGTTCTCGCTAAAGCTCCGGGCAAGCCCCTCGCTCGGCATGACCCAGATGGTCGGCACGGGATTGTTCACCATGCGCCACGCCGCACCGATCATCATTGCCGTGGTCTTGCTGGTCTGCGACCCGAAACAAAGGGCGAGGTCGGTCACGCGAGGATCGGCAAAGCAATTTAGCGGCTCGCGGATGTAAGGCGTGAGCAGGGTTGAATACGGCCCCGGTGTTTCCGTTTGGCGGCGGGTTAGGACGATCTCATCCTCGGCCCACTCCCAGACCTCGCGGGTATCGACCGGGGCGAAGACATCGCGGAGGCTGCGGTCAAGTTGTTGTGTTAGCGCAGCCATTGGTCAATTACAGCACGGGCGACGACTTCGGTCATTTTAGGCGGGACGCTCATGCCGATCATGTATTTACCGATCTTGTCGGACTTGGCTGCGTAGTCATCGGGGAAACTGCCGAGTCGTTTCCACTCGCGGAAAGTTAATCGTCGCGGCTCCGTCCAGTGCTTGTGTTGTTCAAGAGCTGTAAGCGATAGACTGGGCAAATCGGCGGCGAGTTTTTTGTGATTCCAAAACTTTACCGGTAGTCCCGCACGAATTACTGCCGCTCCGTAATCTTCGCCAGGTAATGTTCGCGGCCACCAATCTTTGTCCGTGTTTGCTGTGAACTTTGTTTCTTCTTGTTCTGCGGGAGTTAAATTTTTCAAATCGTTGATCGCTTGGGCCGACGCAATCCACCGATGCTTTGGCGCAAGCTTGAGCTGTGATCGTTTTATATCGTTACGAATAGCGCAAAAAAACACTCGTTCCCGCCGTTGCGGAACTCCGCAATCGGCCGAGTTGATTAAGAACAGTTGCGCTCTATATCCGATGCTCTGAAACCTTTTCATCACAAGCTTTGTGTATCCCTTCGCATTGCCAAGGATCATTCCCTTCACATTTTCGGCAATCGCAACGCGCGGCTTGAGACGCGCAACAAGGTCGAGCCAATCAAAAAACAAATCGGACAGCACTTGCTCTGCTTGTCCTTCGCGGAAGTGTTTCTTTTTGCCCCACGCTTTTTCCCTGCTTCCTGCCATGCTGAAGGTCGAGCACGGCGGCGATCCGTCGAGGATGTCCAGATTGAAAAGCTCGTCCGGTAAATCGGCGGTCAGCAAGTCACGGATTGGGCAAAGGAAATAGTGCTTGGGATTGACGTTGCGCTTGTAGTGCCACGCCATTTCTGGGTCGATGTCGTTGGCGGCAATAACATCGCAGCCAGCCCGCTTGTATCCCATCGACGAGCCGCCGCCGCAGGCAAAAGTCGACATAACCTTGAGCCCGTTCTTCGGCACTTTGTCCAAGTCGGACAATAGCCAGGAGCAGGGATTTTTCATTCGGTCTTGCTGTTGAACTCAAAGCCGCAGCGCGGGCAAGTGTGCTCAAGCGCAAACTCGTTGACGTTGATTTCTTGTGCGCTTGATTCGGGCGCAGATTCTGTGCCTTGCTGTGGCGTAAATGCGCCGAGGCTTTCCAGCGCCCCTTCATCAAAGCCCAAGTCTTCAATCGAAAACCCTTCCGCCGCCAACCCCTCAAGCTCCGCGCTCAACAACTCGGAATCCCAATCGGCAAGCTCGGCTATGCGGTTAATAGAAATTCGCAACGCCTTGATGTCGGCCTCGCTCAAATCGTCGCAGAGCACAACGGGGACTTCCTCCATGCCGAGGTGCTTGGCGGCTTTGACGCGCAGATGCCCGTCGATGAGCGAGCCGTCCGACTTCGCCAAGACCGGGACGCGGAAGCCAAAGCGTTTAATCGCGGAGGCTACGGCTTCGACGGCGTGATCGTTTTTGCGGGGGTTGCCCGCGTAGGGGATGAGCTTATCCAGCGGCAGTGTTACGGTTTTCATAAATGGCTTTGAACAGGGTCTTATCGCGCCACTCCTCCAAGAGCTTCTGCGCGAGGTGCGGGTCTTGCGGGTTGACCTTGGCAGCGAGGGCCGCAGGCATAGAGGCGGCGATCGTGCGAACGTCTTGCAGGACGGCGCGGAAGGTGCGCTCGGCGTCCTCGACTTGCATCGTGCTTCGGTCGCGTTCCATTAAGTCGCGGATCTGCCGCTCGTAGGCGACTTGCTTGGCAAGGTATTGCTGGTGCGTCTGCGCCCATCGGCGGGAGGCTTCGATGTCCCCGGAGTGGTGAAGGCGGGCGACTTGCGCGGCGGCGTGCTTGCGTAGCTGCCTCTGCTCGTTGAGTGCCTCCCGGCAGCTATCGGTTTCGGTGTGCTGCTTTACTGGCTCGGCTACTAATTCCTCGGCGCGGCGGTTCATCTCGTCGATGACCTCTGGAGGCTGCGCCGGGGCGGTGATCGCTCCGACGATTGCGGTAGCGGCGATTGCTCTTGCGGGGCTTGTGAGCTTGCTCCTCCCGTTGCGCCTGCGCCACGACTCGGCGGCTTCGACGGACTCGGTAGGCATCCCGCGCTGAATGCACTTGTGCGCCCCGTTCGGGGACATTCCAAGAGCGGCGGCAAGGGCGCGGACGGTCATCTTGTCCCCCGCGCCTGTCAACCTGTCCCCTTTTAGGTCGATTAGGGGACATTTAGAAAATTAACGCCCAGTTTCGCCACCCTTGCTTTGGAAGCCCGGAAGGTTTCCTAAAGAAGAAATCAAAAAAGAATTTTCAAAAACAAAAATGAAATTCAAAATCAAAATGAAAAAATGTTTTTGTAAGTTGTTGATCGTCAACATCATCGCGTGTTCACAATTTTATTTTTCTCTTTCAACTTCTTCGATCAACTCGCGCGGCCAAGTCTCGCGTCGATCAAGTTGCCACGCGATCCACGGCTGAACGAAACACGTTGACCACTTGCCTTGCGTTGTTGCTTCGATGCAAGCGCGCGACACGCAATCGTCAATCGTCATGTCCATCCGCGCGCACGATGCAATTACATCATCCATCGCCTGCGCGTGGATCATCAGCGCGTGAGTGCAACTGATCGGCAACGCGCGAGCGCGCCATAGCCCGCACTCGCTTATCTGCTCGCCGTAGAAATCCGCGCTTCCCCAAAGTGCGCCGCCCAAATACACCGCTCCACAATCCGGGGGGATTTCAAGCGCGTCCCAAAAATCCCCCACTCTTAAACCGCGCGCCCTTGAAAGCGGGGGCGTATCGAAACCGGGGCCATCCGCAAATCCCGCGCCCCTTGATTGCGGGGCTACCTCTTGAACGCGCGCGCCCTTCGATCGGGGGGCATCCTTAAATGCGCGGCCCTNTTGATCGGTGCCTCCCTTTAAGTGCGGGCCATCCCAANAACCGCGCCCCTCTTGAANGCCCGCGCCTTCTAAATCCTCCCGCCCCTGTAAAGATNTCCCGGTCCCGCAAACGTCCTCCTCCCAAAGTCCCACCCATTCCCATTGATAGGCCCGCCCCATCGAAAGGGCGGCGATGTGTGAAAGCCCCGCCCCGTGCGAAGCGGGGGTGCGCGGAATAGTCCCGCCGCCAAATCGGACATGGCCCACTTGCGCCATCCCCTCGCTTAATCCGGTCGGCGTTATTGCGGGCAGCGTCATTGCGTCTATCCCCATTTGTTTGAGCCGCGCTTGTGCTGCACCCGCTTTGTCGGGGCGGGCGATCAAGATGTGCCCGACCTCTTGCTTGGCCCGCCCTACTTCGACCATGCGCCCCGCCTCGTAGCGCCAGCGCGATTGACCAAACAAGGGGGTGGGCTTATTGCCGCCCCCCTTAATTTTTAAGCCCCCCTTCACGCCGCGACCTCCTGCCTCTCCCTCTCCCTCCTGCGCCTCGCATCCTCTCGCGCCACGGCATCTAGCAAGGCGTGACTCGCCATCCCCTTAAGCGCCTTGACCATTTTGCTCATCTGCCTGCACCCGCGCCCGACATTGCGCCCGCGATAAACGTGACCGTGGCCAGCCGTCTTGTATGCCTCCCTCACTTCCCCGCCCTCCGGTATTCCCTCAAATCCCGCTCAAGCAGCCACCGCAGGCACTCGCCCCCATTGCCTACGTCCTCGACCTC